CGTGCAGAAAGAATCCCAGGGTCTGACTCGATCTATTCCTCCGATTACACTTACTGGCTTTGGTTGCCCGGATACCGGTCCCGGTGGAAGTGCTAATTGCTCCGCAGCCAGTGCGGGCATATTCAACCAGACCTGGGGAATGTTCCAAGCATTCGCCAAACTGCACAAGGACCCCAGCAAGGTGAACTATCTGGAAGGGCAGACCCACGACATCCTCTGGAACGTCGCGGAGACCGGGTGCGGTGGTGCTCCGGTGCTGGTGAAGAATCGCGCCACCGCCACGCTGTACACCTACACCCCGTACCAGCCGAACCCGGCATCTCTTGCTGCGTACCCCGGCACCGGAGATTCCTGCAGCTCCTACGGAAACCGGAACTTCTTCGAGATGTTCAAGACCTACTTCGGCTCCACCGGTGGCGGTTCCGGAGGTGCGGGTAACGGTGGCAGCACCGTGCTGGCCAACGGCACCTCTGTCCAGATCCCGAGCAACCAGTTCGTTGCTGAAGCCATACGCGGGAAGACGATCCAGGCCCCGACTCAGGCCCTGGCCACTGGGCTTGCTGCTGGATTTAGTAAGCTAGGCTTACCATATACTTGGGGAGGCGGGGGCGGCGGCGGGCCGGAGAACGACGGCTGCGCTCGCGGAGGCGGGCAACTGAACTCCTGCAAGGGCATCATCGGGTTCGACTGCTCCGGCCTCACCGCCTATGTTCTGCATCAGGCCGGAGTTCCCTCCCCTCCAGGGGACTCCGGTTCCCAACGGAGTGCAGGCCAGGACATCCCATGGAGTCAAGGTCTTCCCGGAGATCTCATCGGCTTCCCCGGGCACATCGCCATGTTCCTCGGGAACATAGACGGCAGCCCTTACATCCTGGAAGCATCGACGGTGGGCGTGCCGGTCCACATCGTCAAGCTCACTCGAACTGGTTACGACGTATCCATGCATCGCCTCTGGCAAGGAGCTACCCAATGAGCGCCGCCACCCGCCGTCCCTACCTCACCGAGCCCGTGCACGTCTGTGAGGAGAACCGAATGAGGGAGATGAAATGCCTGGCCGCGACGGTCAGCGACATAGGCGCAGGGGACTCAGTGGAACTGTGGGTGCTTCGCAAACCTGCCCCCGGTTACACCTGGATGAAGTTCGACGCCGGACACCGGCACGGAACCTGGCACTACGCGCACTGACGCTATCCTGTTGACCATGGGGTACGAACTCGGACAGGGCCGCAAACGCGGCGGTCCCTCCGATGTCCAGGAAGCGTTCCGGATCCTCGCCGGAGGCTCGGTCAACGCTGCCATCGCCCTACTCGACGTGATCGACAACTCCGAATCCGACGGTGCCCGTGTGCAGGCAGCGCAGGCGCTATTGGACCGCGTCGGTCTGTCTGCCCGGCAGCAGATCGACCACCGGCACTCCATCCCCACCGAGTTCCGGGATCCGCTCAGCGCCGGGGAGACCATCGATCCGCACATCATCATCGCCCGGCGGCTGGCGGAACTGGGTGCACCTCGTGCGGTGGACCTGCTCATGGAAGAGGACGGCATCGTGGATGCCGTCCTCGTTCCGGAGCCCGTCCCGGGAGAAGCAGGCTAAACCTCCGGTACTGCGTGCCTGCCGGGATCGTCAACGATCTGCACAGCCTGCTGCAACTGGTTCGGGGTCCGGTTCACCCCGAAATAGGAGAGCACCGGGCCCAGCAGCACCAGCACCAGCGGCACCGCCGCCTTCACCCACACCGGGGCATCCGGCCACAACGTGTCCGACGTCTGCAGAACCGTCACCAGACCACCCAGGATCACCGGGATCAGCCCGTACAGAAACCCTGCCGTCGCCTTCGCCGTGGTGGTCGGAGGAGTGTCCGCGCCAATAGGCAGGACGGTACCGACCGCTAGAGGTACACCAGCCATGATCGCTCCTTAGTCGAGGTACTTACCCCGAGAGGATACAAGGGGGTTCTTCTGACGGCGGTAGATCTGGATCGCCCGGTCGAAGTCCGCCAGCTGAGTGCTGTACAGATCTTCCTTACCAGGGGCCTTGGTGTTCTCCATCCGGGACATCAGATCGATCACCCCGTCGATCTCATCATCCTTGGCACCACGCTGCAGCAGAAGTGCGATCGTTGCCGCAGCTCCCGGATGGATCCTCATGCAGTCTCCTCGCGCTCTATCATCTGGTGTACCAGCGGCAGAGCGAGTATAGCCAGGCTGGTCAACGAGAGGATGATGGAGATGGCAACACAGGCCGATTACGGCTGGGACATTCCAGACCTGAGCGACATCGCGGACGGGCCTGGTGCCTTCACGCAGTTCGCCAACGACATCGCCGGGACCTTCAAGGACAAGGTCATCCAGAGCTACACCCCCGCCTGGCAGTCCAACGGATCCATACAACCCGGAGGTACCTCGTCCCGTGAAGGGAAGTACGTGGTCCGGAACGGATGGTGCGACGTCTATATCCGACTGGCGTTCGGAATTGGTGTCAGTGGGGGGACCGGCATCCTGAACTGCACTCTTCCTATTCCGCCATCAAATGTTCTGTCACATGGCCTCTTTCATACCTACCTCTACACGCCTGGTATCGGCTGGTTCCAAGGGTTTGCCAGTGTCAACATCGGAGACATCAAGGTCTACCCATTTTTCCCTGTGGGAGGGACAGGTACACACCACTGCGCACAGTGGATCAACGCGCCGGAGGGTAATCCACCAGGGCAGGGAGTACCACTGATCAACGGTAACTGGGCCATCATGCAGGACGGGGACATGTCCATCATGGGTCGGTATTACGTCGGGTGATCACCGACCTGTCCCTGGAGCATCAGGTCGCGCTGCTGCCGAAGGACAAGCAGGCGGAGATCCTGGCTGACCTGGATCTGGAAGCTCTGCAGTACGACTGGGGCTGGAACGCGCGCCCGTCTCAGAAGCTGTCTCTGGAAGACGAGTGGACCCTGACTCTGGCGATGGCCGGACGCGGGTGGGGTAAAACTCTCTGCGGCGCACAGTGGCTCCGGGAACTGGACCGGAACTGGGACACGCTGGGCCGGGACCAGGGAAAGATGAGGTTCTTCCTGCTCGGGCGAACCGCTGCCGACGTCCGCGACGTCATGATCGAAGGTCCGTCCGGGATCATGAACATCTACCCGCCCAGCATGCGGGACAAGATCATCTGGACCCCTACCCGCCGGTCTCTCACTTTGCCGAACGGCTCTCAGGGACTGGTGTTTTCCTCCGAGGAGCCGGACCAGCTTCGTGGTCCTGCCGCGCACATTGGGTGGGCGGACGAAATGGCTTCTTACAAACAAGTGAAATCAATGGCGGAAGGTAATCTTACCGCCTGGGAGAATCTCCGCATTGCCGTCCGGCTGGGAGAAAAGCCACAGATCCTCGCCACCACTACTCCCAAACGGGTACCGGTATTAAAACAAGTGCTGGATGAAGCCAAGGACGCACCACAAAAGATCCTGGTCCGGCGCGGGAAAACTCTGGACAACGCCAAGCTCAGCTCCGGCTACCTGGACACCCTACTCGGACTGTACGGCGGCACCCAGCTCGGTAAGCAGGAGCTGGAAGGGGAGATGCTGGACGATGTCGTCGGTGCGATGACATCGGAACAGATCATCGACGCCTACCGAGTTGACGGTGTCCCCAAAGGCGTCCCTTGGATCAAGGTCATCGGAGTGGATCCCTCCGTCGCGGAACGCCCGCACGATGAGTGCGGCATCGTCGTCGTCTACATCTCCAACACCTGGCCGGTACTCCGGCGGCACGCGTTCATCGTGGATGATCTCTCACAGCGGTGCTCACCGACCGTCTGGGGAGACATCGTCGTCAAGGCAGCGCACGAACACGGTGCGATCGTCGTAGCTGAGGTCAACCAGGGAGCCAACCTGGTCAAGCAGATGGTGCGGCAGTCCGCAGCCGCAGCTGGGCTGCAGAACCCGCCGATCCGGGAAGTCTGGTCCTCCAAGTCCAAAGCTGTTCGCTCAGAACCGGTTGGAGGTGCGTACTCCCGGGGCCGGATCCATCACGTGAACGTGCTCGCGGAACTCGAAGAGCAATGCTTCTCCTGGGTGCCAGGGGAATCCGGGTACTCCCCGGACCGGATGGACGCCTTGGTCCACGCCTGCGCAGCCGGTATGTTCCCCGAGGCCCTCATCCATGGGTCTCCCGGTTCGGTGACCTTGCACAACGTGGCGAACCAGCGGATCCCTCTCACCAGGCAGACCAACCTGCCAGCCCGAAGGGGCCCAATGTGATCCCCGCACTGCTGGCGATCTACCAGACCTATCTGACCTACTCAGCTGCAACGGAGCTGCCCAAAACCTGGGAAGAGGTCTCCGCGAAGCTGAACCTGGCGGGGTTCATCGGAGACCAGCTGGCCGTGCAGGCAGCGCGAGCACTCGCACAGCAGCGGGAAGGTCTCAAAGCCGGGGCGGACGCGCTGTGGACGGCAGTCCCGGTAGGTGTAGCCGCTGGCACCGCAGCTGGTCTGCACACCATTGCCGAAGCCCTGATCTGGACCGATACCCACGAAAAGACCGGCACCAAGGACGAAGAGGGCGGGCTGGTGCCTACCTTGGAGAACCCGCCGCTGGAGCTTGCCGACTTGGTTCTCCAATCTGTTTCCGCAGCGGCACAAGCAGCCGCTGCGGAAGCAGCTGGCTGGCGGTACAAGACATGGCGGACCCGCCGGGACTCCCATGTCCGGGACACACACCGAGAACTGGAGGGTGTCAAAATCTCGCTGGGGGAGTCCTTCCACACCCGGGACGGGGACACGCTGCTGTTCCCCGGAGATCCGGCGGCGGACATCGGCAACAGAATCGGCTGCCGTTGCTTCCTGCAAACCAGTCGTTGAGCGAGCATGGCATACTCGCGGTGTGCTGCCAATGCTGAAGAAGGTCCGCTGGCTCCCGTGGATCGTGATCTTGGAGAGCACCGTAGCCGTTGCAGTGGCCTACTTCTGGCCGGTCATCAGTGCGGTGTTACTCGGATCCGCATTCGTTCTCACCCTCCTGGAAGGAATCAGGGCCCTTGTCGAATCCACTCGTGCTCGCGCTCGCCTCGCGGCGGCTGACACAGCTGGTCGTAGAAGATGAGATCACCAGACCCCTACGGATCGCTGTATCCGAGTGGGCGGCGGGCCGGGAAGAATTCAGCTTCCGCGAGCGCGTTGATTACATGCTCAACTGCGGACAGTGCGCCAGCATCTACGCTGCAGCAGCAGTACTGGTCGCGGATCGAGTGCCTGGCGGCAGACTGCTTCTGCGCATACTGGCACTCAGCGAAGCCGCAATGCTCACAGAAGCAGCGTTGAAGAGACTGGAGCGGTGATGACCGATCCCATCTACACCAGGGGGGATGTAGTCGAGCTACACGCAGATATTTTCCCCGCGTTCATCCACCCCACCCCTCCCGGCGTCCCTGAGAACGGCGTCCGGCGGCGGATCGTCGTCACCGAACGGTGCCTGACAGTGGCCTGGGCCGTGGGTGGATACGTGCAGCGGGTGGACATCCCGATGACCAAGGACCAAACTGCACAGGCCACACTGCGGGGCGGGCAAGTCGGGGAGTATGAAATCGGAACGGACCGGGGCTGCGGTTCCTGCGGCAGCGGGCTGATCAAGAACTACAAGGTCTGGCCGGGCGTGACATTGAAGACCGTGCCTCGCTCGGACGTCGCCGCAGCTTCGTTGAAGAATGACAAAACCTACGGACTACCATCAGTGCGGTACCAGCGCACTCGCCCATAAGGGTGTCCCGCAGCTACGCTGCACCGCATGGGTCTGTTTCTGCGTGATGCTGAAGAGTTGCCAACTCGCCGGGCGCGTGCGGCGAGTTACAACCAGCATCGCACCATCACCGCCTCTGCAGAGCGGATCAACCTGAGAAATCCCCAAGCCGCACAGATCAACCGCACCTTCAGTGAATGGCAGACCGCTGCCTGGATCGGGTACAAGAGGGTCGGGGAGGTGCACTACGGTTTCGGGCTGCTGGGCAGCCTGCTGAGCCGCGTCCGGCTCTACCCGGCCATCGTCAACGACGCCAACGAGAGTCCCTCTGATCTTGGTGCCCTGGACAATGAAGCGAAAGTCCGGGTCCCGGAACAGTTGATCCAGGACGCCATCGAAGCCATGAACGAGCTGACCGGGAAGGATTTCCCCAGTCTCATCCGGAAGTTCAGCCTCAATCTGTCCGTCCCCGGTGAGTGCTACCTCGTGCACATGCCGGACGTGGACGACGACGGCAGGCCAACCAAAAAGTGGATGATCTGCAGCATCAGTGAAGTTGTGGTGACCGGTGCCGGTGCCACCTACATCTCCCGGCGCGGAGGCCCGAAACGGCAACTCCCGAATGACACCTTCATCGCCCGCATGTGGCGGCAGGACCCCGAGTACGGGGAAGACGCAGACTCGTCCATGGTCGGTGTCGCGGACAGTGTGGAGGAGTTGTTGCTGTGTCAACGGCTCACCCGTGGTGCGGCTCGCTCGCGGATGAACGCTGGTGTGCTGTTCGTTCCTGATGGCATCACCACCGCTCGGACCAGTCCCACCGGTGAGCCGGTACTGGAAGAGCCAGGTGATGACATTTCCGGGCTGGCCGCGATGGCCCAGCAGGACCCCGGCAATGACATGGTCACCCAGCTGATGGACGCCATGGTCACTCCCATCGGTGATGAAGCGTCCGCCGGTGGCGTCGTCCCACTGATCCTGGTCGGACCACCGGACCAGGGTGCAGCGATTCGTCACGTGACGTTTGAGCGGACCTCCGATGAGTGGTTGGTCAAGCGAGCAGAAGTGGCGTTGGACCGGATCCTGCAGGGGATCGATGTGCCCAAGGAAATCATCAAGGGCATGTCGCAGGTGAAGTACTCCAACGCTGTTGTGATCAACGAAGACCTGTACAAGGCCAATATCGAACCACTGGCCCTGGTGCTGGCAGATAGTTTGACGTCGGTCTACCTATGGCCGGTGCTGCGCGCCAAGGGCTACACCGACGACCAGATCAAAGAACTGGTCATCTGGTACGACCCTTCCGAGATCGTCACCCGCCCGAATAGTGCTCAGTCCGCGAATGATGGTATGGACCGTGGTCTGCTGTCCCCGAAGGCGTGGCGGAGGGAGCATGGGTTCGCAGAGTCCGATGCACCGTCTGAGACGGACCTGATCTGGAAGATGATGGCGGATGTGTCCAGGTTGCCGGAGAACGTGCTGCAGGCGATGGCGGAGAAGGTGTTCGGCAACATCCTGGACATCAAGGATGTGCCGGTGAAGGGATTGCCACAGACGTGGAGCCCTGATGCTCAGGAGAAGGCAGCTCAGCCCGGAGCACCGAACCTGAAGGCTGTGCCCAGTAAGGACCAGGGAGAGCAGGACCCCCAGCGGAAGGCCATTCAGCAGGTTGGGGTCAAGTAGGTGGCCAATACCGGAGCCCTGTTCGTGGCTATCCCCAGTGCCGGGGATGCCATCAACGACATCTCCCAGGAAGACGTCGCACACTGCACTCTGACTTACTTCGGAGAGGTAACTGATCTCCCTTCGATGCTGCAAGATGACCTACGACAGGCTGCCTCCATTGCCGCAGATGAGATCGAACCATTTACGGTCAAAGTGTCCGGAGTGGCGCTACTCGGTGCGGACAAAGCCAGCGTGGTACTGCTGGAAAGCTCGGAGCTGGTGTCTTTACGGGACTGGCTGTGTGCGCATCCTGCTGTTGAAATGGCCCAGAAAAGTGGTCAGCAGTTCCCTACTTGGGTACCTCATCTCACGATCAGCTATGACACTGGGATCCTGGAAGATCCACCAGAGACGATCACCTTCGATCGTCTCGGTTTGTGGCTGGGAGAGACGAAAGAGAACTACGACCTCCATGGGAAGCCGCCTGCTCCTGTCACAGCCTCCGCCTACAGTCTTCCGGAGATCTCTTGCCGAGAGGATCTACTCCTGGGTATTCGGTACGGAAATCAAGTGCCCGACGCCCGGTGGTACATCAGCAAACGAGCGACTGCGTTAGGTGCTTCAGAATATCTACCTGCTAATTGGAGTACCCCATGACCGTTGAACTGGTGATGTCCGGGCACGACCGGACCTTCATGCCTCCACGGTCCATCCGGCACAAGGCTAGAGAGGAGCAGGGGGCGCTTGCGGAGCGGATAGCCGCCGGACGGCCGGATGCTTGGGACCTGATGGCCATGGGCGATGTCCCTTGGGCAAAGCAGACCCTGGAATCCCTGGTCTCCTCCATCGATCAGGAATCCACCGAAACCCTGGGCTGCACCGACTGTGAAGACACCGGCTTCTACGGACTCCCGGACAAGCAGGACGAAGACCTGCTGGTCGGGCTGATCAAGCGGGCCGGGGAGGGTGAGTTCGAGCGGCTGGCCGCGTCCGGGATCTGGGAACCTTGGACAGGGGAACCAGGTCTGGAACTGGAGTTGATCACCCTTGACATCGCTGCTGATCTTGCTTCTGCGCTCACTGCTGGCGCGTCTGGGCTGCTGCGCAAGTACTGCGAACCGATGGCGTTCCTTCCACCTGCAAAGGTTGTAACGGCCAGCGCGCTCACTGACCTTGTAGGTGGCGAAAGTGCTCCTACCCCCCATGGCGAATGGGTGAATTTCGCGCTGGTTGACGATGATGATCCCGGTGCGGTCATGCGGGTGGTCAGGGTGAACGCGGACGGCACCGAAGCGTACGAGAACGGTGAGTGGAAGTCCTGGGAAGACGAAGACGGCTCCCTGATGGCCATCGAACTGGACGATGAAGCACTGGAAGCAGTGCTTACCGCCAGCGGCACGCTGCTGGCCTATACCTCTCCGGATCCCCGGGCGGAGAAACTCCGCAGGTATTGGTCCACCGGCCGTGGCGGGGCCAAAATTCGCTGGCGGACCCCTGGGGATTGGACTCGTTGTTACCGGCGTCTGAAGAAGTACTTAGGCTTGCGCGCTAAGGGCTACTGCCAGAACATGCACAAGCGGAACGACGGCGTCTACACCGGATCCAGGCTCAATCCGGGCGGAAACGGGCGCAGTCGGCTCCATGCTAGTGCTTCCATAGAGGAAGATCTCGTAGCATCTTTGCAATCCGGCCAGTGGTCCGGTGAATCTGAAGGGAACTCCGACATGCCAGAAGCCGCACTGAAAGACGGGATCTACGGCGAGGTGGAGGACTCAGACACCGGGGTGTTCCGAACCCTGATCGCCGGAGGGTTCCCCGTAGCTCCGCCGAAGTCCTGGTTCGATGACCCCAAGCTGACCGGCCCGACTCCGATGGAGATCGCGGACGACGGCCGGGTGTTCGGCCACATCGCCACCTGGGACGCCACCCACATCGGCATGGGCGGCTCGGTGAAACCACCGCACAGCGCATCCAACTACGCCTACTACCGGACCGGAATCCTGGCCACGGCCGAAGGGGAAAAAGTCAACGTCGGGCAGATCACCCTGGCCGGTGGTCACGCCCCGATGCACGCCAGTGCAGCGGAGGCTGTCAAGCATTACGACGACACCAAGTCCGCCGTGGCTGACGTCGCCTCCGGGGAAGACATCTACGGCATTTGGGTGGCCGGATCCCTGCGGCCGGAGGTCACCGCATCCCAGATCCGCACGTTCCGCGCCTCCCCACCGTCCGGGGACTGGCGGATGATCAACGGCAACCTTGAACTGGTCGCCGCGTGCTCGGTAAATGTCCCCGGCTTCATGAACGTCCGCACCCAGGCACTCGCCGCCGGAGGGGCCATCCTGGCTCTGGTCGCCGCCGGATCCCGGCCGCTGGCCGAACGCCGGATGTCCATGCTGGCCGATGCCGCTGTGCTGGACCGGATCACCCAGCTGGAAGACCGGCTGGCGGCGCTGCCGGTTCCGGAACCTGCTGTTATCCCAGAACCCGAAATCCAGGTTTTTACAGGAGAGACTCCTGTTGCAGTTATGGAACCGGAGACCGTTGCGGCTACCGCTGTTGTTGCGGAGCCACCGGTGCTGGAGGAGACCGTCGCAGAGGCTACGGCTGCTGCTGTTGAAGAGCACCCGGATGAAGTCCAGCCGGAGCCTGCGGACAAGCTGGACCTCGAAGAGGTCGCCCGTGCCCGCGCGGACGCCAAGGCCATCCGCCGGGACTGGCTGCGCCGGGAAGCCCACGGGGATGGCGTTACCGCCGGAACTCTGCCTCCGCAGTTCGCCAAGAACGCAGCGAAGAAGGCGGGCGGAACGGACAAGAAGATCCCTGAGACGGAACGCAAGGGCGGCGGGTATCCGATCAAGGATGCCGCGTCCCTGAAGGACGCCATCCAGGCTGTTGGCCGAGCAAAGCCCGGGGACCGGGCCAAGACCATCGCCCACATCAAGGCGGCGGCAGCCAAGCTCGGTCTAACCAAGCTGCTGCCCAGCACGCCGGGCTGGTAATGCGCGAGTGCGGGCCAACCCGCTGGGTGGCCTTTGATCGAGATGATCGGGACTACATCACTTGGAGTAG